TCTTTGAGATTTATGTAATCTTTTATGAACACCTGAAAAGAATTTACTTGAAGCTTCTAATAAAGCCATTGTTGTTCCAACAGGACCATAAGATGCTGCGTCAGAAACTATTTGTTCTGTACTGTCAGCAAACTTTTGTCCTGCATCTGTAACAAATTGAAGCATCTGATATAATGTGTTTGACGGTTCTTTATATGGAAGAGGAACTATCGCTTTGGAAAGATCTATACCAGTTGCTTCAATCTCTTTAAATTCACCAGGAGCTATTGGATCATTATCTCCAACGACTCTAACTCCTTTAGCTTTAAATCCACCAGGTAAATTAGCAAACTGTCCTGCATCTATTAATGATCTCATAGCTGCTGTAGCACTCATAGTTAAATTACCTAAGAAATGCATAAGTCCTAAACCATAAAAACCAAATCCAGGTACAAATTTATAATGTACAAAGTGACTTCTTTTTTGTTTGGTGTCATCATCAGGAGAATAATTTCTACGTATACTTAATACACTTCCTGATTGTTCTTCTACTGTAATAATATATGGATGAGCTTCATCATCATCAGCCATAGAATCTTTTATATTTAAATGTGCATGTTGTTCTAATAAAACATATTGAGAATCATTATCTCCTGCTGGTGCTATTCCTAATATAGTATCTACTTTTTCAGCAAAACTTGTTATTGGAGTTGATGAAGGTTCTGCCATTTCAGCATCTACATAAATTTCTGAAGCTATATCTTTTTGTAAGTCTACTGCATTTTTATAAATAACATGAGTATATCTATCAGCATTTCTTAAATTTGTTGCATAGTATGAAACATAGAATTGATCAATAGGAACAAATTCAGAGCAAGGTCTTTTTAATGTTGCATCATAATAAACTTTTTTAAATGCTGATCCTATTAATGGTAAATGAAATAACATTCTTTCAAACTCATCAAAGTATTCAGGCATTTGTTCTGTTACTTGATAGTTCATAAAGTTTTGTACACGATTAGCTTGTTGTTCTTTTTCAGGAGTTACATCTCCAAGTATTTGAGATTTAACAGGACCTCCTGGAGGAAATAATTCTTGAGATGCTTTAGCTTGGAATTTTACAGCAGACTCTATTAATAAAGGATGTACTGCTGTACATGCACCTTCAAATGGTTCTGATGTTTCTTGTATTTTTAATCCTAATAAATCAAATCCTTTTTCAAACATAGATTCCCATTCAGCACGAGATTCTTTATCAGCTTGAAACTTTTCTCTAACATCATGTGAAATTTCTGCTAAGTCTTCTTCATCTAAATCTTCAACTAAGTTAGCATAGAACTCTGCAGTTTCTGGTTCAGGATTCATTTCAACAGACATAGATGAGAAATCTACAATAACTCCTCCATCTTCTGAAGGTTCAAATGATATACTTTGTTCTTGAATTTCATCTGCATCTTTTTTATTTGTTAGTTCAATAACATTAGTTACTTCTTCTGGTATTTGTTCAAATGGATTCTTTTCTGTTGCCATTATATTGCCCTCTGTAAATTATAGCTTTTATAAGGATCTCTATTAACAGGACCTATATCAACTTTCATTTCTGTATCAGCCATTTGTTCGGCTGCTTGTCTACGTTGTTGTTTTAATAATTCTTCTTGATTAACATCACCTGATAACATTAAAGGTATACCTCTTATTGCTTTACCAACAAATCGTAAATCGTCTTTAATATTTCTAATAGGTTTTTCTTTAGCTTTAGGTTTTACTTCTTCTACTACTTTTGCTTTTTGTATTCTTGTTTCATCTGATTGTATTTGTGGAGCTGTTGATGCTTTTGGTTTTGTTCCTTTATATTTATCATATAATTTTTCTGTTACTTTTTGTCCTAATTTTAAACCTGCTTTAGCTGCTGCATTTTTAAATTCATCTTGAAATAATTTAAAACCTTCTTGTTTCATATCAGGATCAGCAGGTCCTTCTCTAAAACCTGCGAAATTCATTATAGGATCACTAAATGAATGACTAAATAAATCATTTGTAAGTTCATTTCTTTCTTCTTGAATTAATTCAAATGTTAATCTATCTATTGCTTCTTCTTTTTGTTCTTGCGTTGAATTAGGACTCTCTATCAAATCATACATAGCTTTATTTTGTGTTGTGTAGAGATAAGAATGATTTGGATTTTGATATGCATTTATCTCTTCAATTACTCCTTCTCTTTTATTATTAAAATATTCATCTGTATCCATTAGTAAAAATTCTTCATAAAAACTTTCTACTTGTGCTTTAATATTATTATCATCAAATACATCATCTATATTTTCTTTATTTACGTCATATATAACTTTATGAGTAGGTTCTCCTTCTGTTTCATCACCCCTAACAAAATCAGTAATAAAATTTTTTTCGTCTTGATCTACTTTATCTTTATAAAAATTAAAAGGAAGTTGTTTTTCACTTGCTATACTAGCTATTTTATTTTGTTGAGCTTTTACATCTAATAATTTTTGTATTGTTTGTTGTTGTTTTTTAGTAGCTACATTTTCTAATATATCATATGCATTTTCTAATTTAAGATTAATTTTTCTTAATTTTTCTTCTAAAAATTCAGTAGATTCTAATCTATCTGTTCGTGCTAATTGTTTTAAAATATTATTTTTTTCTTGATAATCTTCTATCATATAGTAAAAAAATGTATCTACACTATAGTTCATATCTTTATTAAACTTATATATAGGTAGTCCCTGTTCTCCTGCTTTGTCTAAATTAAAAAGTAAATCATTATATTGATGTTGAAGTTTATAATATTCTTTTATTAAATTTTTTGTCATAGGAAGTTTATCAAGAAAAGAACTTCCTTTTACTGCTTTCGTTACAGTAGAAATACCTTTATCAATTAAAGGTCCTGTAGCTATTTGTGTTGCTACACTTGTTAAACCTTTTCCAAAATCTCTACGAGATAAATCTGTACCAATACCTTTTGTTATTAAATCAGGTAAACCTTTTTTATCTGCCATTTAAAATAACCTCAAAGAGTAAAGAATACACAATAATGCTAATAAAGAATAATATCATTATATTCTCCAGTATGCAACTTTTTTCTTACGTGGTTGTTCTTCCCAGTAAGGATCTTCAGGATGTGATAAATGCCAGGACTCTTTCATATAATGTATAGCCATTGTCATTGCATCAACTTGGTCATCATGTGCAGCATTTGGAAACTGTAATAATTCTGTTACTAAATCATCAGCCCAGGGTTTACCTGATGGTAACCATACTCTTCCTGATTCAATCATAGGAGATGCTGCATAAACTCTACTTACTTTATCTCTATCTGGTAAATATTCTTGAACAGGAAGTCCTCCTCTTCTCATATCTTGTATTAATGATTGACCACTAGCTTTTTTCTCTACAATACATACGTCTGGTTTATGTTGATAGTATAACATCTGTGCCATTCGTCTAAGTTCTGGATATTCAAACCTACCTTTTATATTTCCTAATAGAATAAGATTAGCAGGAAACTCTTCTGTTCCATCATAGTCTACTTCATAATTACTAAAGATACCCCATGTTTGTATAACACTATAGTCTGCTGTAGTTTTTGTAGAAAATGCTGTATCGTATGTTTGTATTATAAACTGACACGTTGGAGGTTCAGAATAATTCCATTCTTGTAACCAAGTTTTTTTAATAAGACCTCCTTCATCAGGAGTTGGATCTTGCATATATAATGCATTCCAATATCTGCTACCATTTGAAGCTTTGATTTCTTGTTCATCTACTCTTAATACTTCATCTGGTTTCCATTCAGGAAAATAACTAGAACCTACTGGAAGATCTAATAATTCTGCTGCTTCTTCATCTAACCAAGCTGGTATTCTTACAACATCCCAAGGAATAACTTCATATTCTGATTGTTCTTCTTGTTGTTTTAATAACCATCCACAAAGATCATCATAATGATACCTTGTATTAATAATAAGAATACTACCATTAGGCATAATACGTGTTCTTAGTCCAGCAGGATACCAATCTTTTACATATTTTCTACCAGCTTCAGA